AATATGAAGGTCGCAAGCATCTATGTCTGCCGTGAGGATAAAAATATTGTTTCTAAAAGCGGGTACAAAGAACTGCCTGATTTTGTGTCTTATTTCGACAAGGACTCCTTAGAGGACTATGGCAGAAGCCCGATGATGAAGAAACTCCCTGATATAAAGATGGTCAACGATGCGGCGAAAGCATACATCAAGGGCACGGAAAAACAGGTTGACCCTGTGATGCTAAGGCCGGACGACGGTTCTATCTGGCCGTTAGCGACTCAGCCGGGCGGGGTTGTGAATTACAGGGCCGGTGGTGATAAGCCCGACTACCTTGAGTTTAAGGGCGACCTAAATCATTTAGAGGCGTTTATTCTCAGGGTACAACAGACAATACAAAAGGGGTTCTTCCTTGATATGTTCGACCCGTTAGTTGACCGCCAGAATATGACGGCTACGGAGGTTATGGCGCGGGTTGAACAGAAGATGCGGTTTTTAACTCCGATAATAGGCAGGCTTCAAAGTGGATTGTTTAACCCCATGATAAAGAGAGTTATCAATATTCTCGGCGACCAGAATCTATTACCCGACCAACCCGAACAGTTAGTCGGCAAGGAATTTAAAATTATGTACTTAGGCCGGTTGGCGCTTGCGATGAAGACCTTAGAATCCGAGGGGTTAGCGAAAACTATAGCTACATGGGCACCACTGACAACGGCACAAATAGTAACGGGTTGGGAAGATAATCTTAATGTAGACATAACGTTCAGGGATGATGCACGGAACAATGGCGTACCTGCGACATGGTTAAGCGAAATCGTGGAAAGAGACAAGGACAGGCTTATTAAACAACAGGAGCAGAAGATTGCAGAACTCATGGCCGCCGCCCCCGACATAACTAAATCGGTCAAGAACTTACAGTCAAAATCAGAAGATGGTTCACCCTTAAAGGAGATGACAGAAAATGCCGCCTAAAGAAGAAGTAAGTCTAAGCGTCAAAAACGCAAGGATATTTCAGGGGTTTTTTACTGGTAAGGACTCCGAACTGGTAATTGAGCAGGTTGATGAACTCTGCGGGTACAACGAGGATACTTTTGTACCCGACCCTTATGCACACGCGTATAACGCAGGCCGGAGGTCGGTAGGCGTTAAATTCCATAAAATACTTGAACAAAAATTTGAATGAAAGGAAGAATGATTATGCCTGACCCAGACAACTCACCAACAAGTGACCCTGATAACTCAGGAGGCGACGCCGTAAGCGTAGTAGACGTAGATGGTAACTTCACAGGAGATTGGTACAAAAAGTATGACAAGGACGACCACGCGACGTTAAAGAGGTATAAGAAGCTCGACGACCTCGTTGGTACGACTTTGTCAGCAAAAAAGAAGTTCGGCAAAGACCCGTCTTTATTGCACGAAATTCCGAATGAACACACTTCGGACATTGCAAGGGCAAGTTTTCACAAAGCGCGTGGTGTTCCTGACACAGCGGAAGAGTACAAGTTTGAAAAGTCAAAGGATATTTCCGCAAAGGTCGAGATAAACGATGCGCAGATTCAGGCGGCTGCCCAATTCGCAAAAGACTCGAATATGACGAATAAGCAGTTTAACACCTTTTTAAATAAGTATCTAACTGCTATGGGGCCGTCTATCGACGCTTTTGAAAACGCAGAGGCCGAAAGGGTAATCACGGCCAAGGCCGAAGGTAATAGGGTGCTTAATAATCTTTTCCGTGATGAAGCGCCGCAACGCAAGGTAAGGGCAAACGTCGTGCTTGATAAGTATGGGTTGGAAACAATCAAAATGCCCGATGGTTCCGAAGCGTCAATAAAGGGTATGCTATTGGAAGAAAACCCCAACCTTCTGGAATCCGCGTATTTTATAATGCTTTTGGACAGGTTCGCAGAATCTATGAGCGAGGACAAGATAAAAGGAATTGTACCTGGCTCGTCTATATCTAACGATCAAGTAAGGTCCCAGATAGCAGATGTACGGTCGGAGATGGCAAAAATAGAACGGGACAACCCGGCTACTTATAGGTCGGATGCTAAATTCAAAGACCTAAAAAACAGAAAGACTGAGTTATATAAAAAGATGTCCGCATAACCTCAAAAGAGTCGCGGTGTAAACGTGTAAGACACGTCGTCCGAACGGGACGCTAAACTCGCAGGGAAGCCCTGCACAGCAGATAACCTTTCTGAAAAAACGACAATGAGTTTACGTTAATAATTTTTTAGAAAGGAAATGCTATGAGTATAACTTTATCAAAGGGCGTACCGAACTGGTTTGTCGATGAGTTTAGCGACGACCTGTACCAAGTATGCCAGCAAAAAGAGTCCAAGTTCGGACAAGCTGTAAGAGTTGAAACCGGACTTGTAAGTGCTGAGGACAAAGCGTTCGATATGATGGACGAGTTCACCCTGACGGAGAAATCCGGCAGAAGTCCTGATACGCCTTATCTTGATCCGGCGACTCAGAGGCGATGGGTCGAAACTACTCCTTATCATCAGGCGGTATTGTTTGACAGGGACGATGACCTCAGTATCAAACTCGATGTAACGGGTGATTTTGTTACAGCGTTTAGGCGTGCCGTCAATCGCAAAAAAGACGACATTATCTATGCTGCTTTTGAGTCTGCGGTTACTTCGGGTCGCAAGGGCGGAAGTTCTATCACTTGGGCATCTCAGGATGGAAATGTCGAATACACCGGCAAGGACACCGGAAGGACTATCCACGTTGATTCTGACGTTGGTAACTGTTCGTCATCCGATACGGGGATGACCACCGAGAAACTTGAGCTTGTTCTTGAATATTTTGGGTTCAACGATGTTGACGATGATATTCCAAAATGGATATGTATCTCTCCGCGTCAGTTTACCCAGATGTTAGGGCAGGAAGAATTTGTCAACAGTGATTATGGTGGTTCAAGGCCGTTGAAGACCGGCAACATAATCCGCGACTGGATGGGCTTCAACTGGATAGTTTCAACAAAGGTGGTCTTAGGTTCAACTAATGACGTTCAGGCAGGCACAAGCGTATATGAGTGCTGGGCGTGGGCGCAGGACGCCATTATTCTTGGCGTTGCGGACGAATTGACCATTGAGATTACTATTGAAAGCACTAAGTCCTATGCCCAATCGGTATATGTTCATATGAATATGGGATGTATGCGGATGGACGAGGACAAGGTCATCAAGATCGAGTGTGCAGCGTAAATATTAACGGCCAGCGGTTAATCAGTATGCCGGTTAAGGCCATCTATTTAAGGAAAAAAATATGAGTTATAATTACAGTTTTGTAAAAGGACGACGTAACCGGGTCATTGGCCCCTCTCAGTTGGTAGCAGGTGCGAATATCTTTACCCCGACAATCGACAAGAAGTACACCTTGGGTCTTGAATTAGACCTTAACGATGCAACGGGCAGGATGTTCCGATATTGCCAAAATTCCTCAGCGGCCATTCTCGCGAAAGCACTTATGAACGCATCGGCGGCATTGGACGCAGAGGCAATCACCTCGACTAATCAAGGTGGGTCGTACACCCACGATGCGGGTCTGCAAACCTTTGAAATATTGCAGACCACGGGCAACGCTTGGACTGACGGTTCACTTATTGACGGATGGATGCTTGTTGGCGATGGCAGTGTGGCTATGGGCGATATGTATATGATTAAGGACAACAAATGGGTCACTTCCGATACGGTGATGAGAGTTACCATCTGTGACGAAGGTGGGCTTCGCAACGCTATCGTTTCAGCCGATGATATTGTATGCTTCCAGAGTAAGTACGCAAACACCGTAGTAAACCCACAGTCCCAAGCCGCAGGTGTTGTCGGCGTGTCTCTCGCAGACGTGCCTATCAGTTACTATTACTGGGCACAGTTCAGAGGCTATACACCCATCATCGTTGATACTTCTGATTCTCCTGTCGTCGGCGAACCTGTCGGTAAGGCCGGTACTGCCGGAACAGACGGCGGAGTTGGTGTCGTTGCCAATGATGGAACTGACGCCGTATAGGACACTTGCATATATCCGTCAACAACCGCCAAATGTGAAATCGTGGACTTAATGTTACCATAA